CCGGAGCCACCGCAGTCAACCTAGGGGTAACCCTTGGTTGGTTGATGGTGCGCGCTAGCCAGAAACCCAAAGGCCGGCCGGGTCCGAAAGGACGCCGTCGGCCTCGGGGCGCCCAGCTGACTCGTTTCGAGTTCGCTAGCGCACCGCCTGACAGAGACAATTCTACGGGAACCTACCTCTCGCGTAGCGAGAGGCAGGCCGTCTCCCGATTCCTCCGGGGCGTCAAGGGGGCAGGGCGCAAGGCCTCTTCCCGGTGGGCTGGTTTCGTCCAGCCCACCTGGGAGGCCATTGCCGCTTCTGCCGCGCTCGTTGACGTCCCTCTCCCCAGGCAAGAGCTCAACCGCTTGCGCCGATGGGTCACCCTGGCGACCGTCAGCCAAGGGCCCACACTGGTTGCCTCCGTCATCAAGACGGCGGCGAACCGGTGTCGGGCCCTGGCCGCGGCGGCGGGGGGTAACCCTGCTGGCTTCGAGCGGTTCTGTGAGCCACCCCTCCTCCATCCACGCTCGCCCGTGAGTTTGTCCCGTATACTCCGGCGTATCGAGAGGGTCCGTGACATCAAGAGGCGGGTACTGGCTTTGTGCCAGTTCTCCGCCATCGGACGGGCGCTTCCGCGCCCTTCTGATGCGTCGGGACCCTTGCTCGAGCACGCTCGGACATACGGGAGTCACCAAGAGGTGTCCTCGGACACCCTGGCATCTCTCGGGCGGTGGGCGATGGCATGGGGTCGCCGGTACGGGCACCTTGCCGAGACCAGCTCGGCTGCCCTGTCGGTCAGCACGTCTGCCACCATGGACGTTCGTCGCGTCGATGGTGGTGCCCGGCTTGATCTTCGGAACAAGCTGGACAAGTGGATGGACGAGCCGGCCGACCCGGACGACCTCATGGCGTACCGCGGTACTTTCTCGGACCCCACTCGGTTCACCGAGCAGGGGGAGGCCAACAGGGCTTCTTACGAAGCCCGGTCGGTACCTGCCCCCAGGGGTTCGGTCGAGTACGTGGTAAATGTCATGGAAGACCCTGAAGGGGAGCGCCTGCGCATCCCCCGGATCCTCCGTGACATATCGCTCAAGTGGTTGGAGGAACTGGACGCACCGCGGCAGGGTCCTTCCCTTCCACCAGTCCACGAGGCGGTCCCGGTCTTCGAACGTGGGTTCAAGACCCGGATCGTGACCAAGTCTCCCGTGGAGTTGGTGGAGTTGGGACACCTTGTCCGCAGTGTTGTCTGGCCGATGTTGAGGGGTGACCCTCGCCTCAGTTACGCCCTTGACGGGACCCGCCTGGAGGGCTTCGTGCGTGAGCTCGAAGCCCGTCCACTGCGGGTACCGGGCGAACTGGGCGGGGTGTCCCTCATCTCGGCAGACCTGTCCAAGGCCACTGATGGCCTCTCGAGGGAAGTGATCCTCGAGGTTTGGCGGGGTGTTTGCCGGGGAGCACAGCTCCCAGCTGACGTCGCAGCGGTCGGAGAACGGGTTCTGGGTCCACAAGTGATCCTTTACCCGCCGCCGCTCAGCGAGGTCAACGCGGAG